GGAGCGCCGCTGCAAGTATCTGGCATTACCGTAACTCCAGGTGGAACGATTACCGGAACCACGTCTTACGTGGAACTGAACGTCTTCGACTTCGCCACAGATATAACCGTTGGAGATGGGGCTTATTACTTTGTCGTGCCGGCAGGATTCAATGGCAAGTCAGTAGTGTCATTATCGGCCCAAGATGTCACCGCTGGCGTCACAGGAACCACCAATATTCAGATCGCCAAGTGCTCTCCTGTGGCCACAGGGAATATGTGTTCGGGAACGGTGGTAGACATTCTCTCCACGGCGGAAACGATTGATTCGGGAGAGAACAAGACATCTACCGCAGCTACCCCCGCTGTCATCAATGGCGCGAATGCAGGACTGTTAACCGATGATGTGCTTCGCATTGATATCGACGCGACATCTACGACGAAGGGCAAAGGCTTGATTCAAGGCTTAGGAATCCAATGAGAAAACTTCTTCTTCTTGCGGCAATGCTGTGTGCCTCGAGTGCCCATGCCACGACCTTTTACTGGGCACAGACGGCAGGTTCGCTTACCTGTGACGGTGGCACGCACACCGCTGTAAACACGGCCAGCATCAACTCGCAGACCCTCGCGGCGGGAGATGTTGTTGTCCTATGCGGCACGGTAACGGTAGCCGCCAATGGCTTCGCATTTGGCTTTGGTCAATCAGGAACGAGTGGGAATGTCATCACTCTGCGTGGCGCATCGGGCGGTGGGACGCTTACCTCGCCAGCATGGAATGCCAATGGAGCCATCAACCTTGGAGGCAAGTCTTTCCTGCGGGTAACGGCCCTAACGATCACGGCCACGGCCAATGGCAGCGGACTAGCCAATCAGCTTAATTCGATGGGCATCCAAGCCTCCGGGGCCAGTGATTACGAAATTGACCATGTGACCATGACGCACCTGTATGACCATACTTCTACGACCGATTCAACTCCCGATGTGACTGTAACAGGCTGCATCTATGCGAATGGCGTGGGCAATAACATCCTGATCCATGACGATACTTTCAGCGATGGCCCTTGGTGCATCAACCTGCAATTCAGCGCCCCGTCAACGAACCTACAAATATACAACAATTCCATCTCCCGGATGCCTCATGGAATCGTCCTAGGTGGAACCAGCAGCGCACCTGGGGGAGCATTGTCTAACGTCAGTATCCATGACAACCACATCTTTGACTTCGGCAACTGGAGTACGGTTACGGTAGGTTGCGGGGCAAACAGCGCCTGCTACCACCTGACGGGATTTCATTTCTATGGTGTGCCTTCCCATACCGCCATCAGTGGTTTGCAGGTTTACAACAATCTTTTCGATGGAGCTTGGGGCAATGCTGTCTGTTCTACCCTTACCAGCGGCAATACAGGCTCTTGCTTAACAGCATTTGTCTTTGAGGAAGCAGGCGGATCAGAGGCAGGCATCACGGGGCAAAACTTCTACAACAATACTGGCATATCCGATGCGCCCATCAACAACGGTCTGTTTGGCATCTACAGCGGCACGGGGAATAAAATCCTCAATAACACTATGATTGGTTCCACAACCAGTGATGGTCTTTGTTTTGGATCGAATACAACTCTTACGGGTTTGGTGTTTAAGAACAATGTGATGACCACCTGCAATCAGTTGGCTCTCGTTGTCTTGGGTTCTGGATCGGTGTTTGCCAACAATATCTATGCCAACGGTGGTTCAAACGCATTCGTTTGCAACAGTAACTTCTATAACTTCTCTCAGTTCGCCAACTGGCAGGCTTGTGTTGGTGGAGATGCCTCTCCCTCCGCCGCTCCGATGAGTGCTGGCCTTGCAGCGGGTGGCGATCCAAACATGGGATCTGCCGTGATAGGAGTAGCAGCTAATCTAACCAGCTTGGGAATAACACCGCTTAACTCTGACAGGCATGGAGTCGCCAGGCCCGGAGGCACAACGGCATGGGATGCGGGTGCCGCTAACCGTACTGCGGTGGCGGGGCCATGGACACTTACGATTCAAACCACCAACCCCTCCACGGGCGTGGCGATTACAGGCACATCAGACGTTAATGGGAAAACAGCGGGAAATAGCCCCACATCGTTTGTCTACAACGATGGCACGAACGTGACAATTGGCGCAGCGGCTACGGTAGGTTCGTGGACGGGTGGATGCACGCCATCGGGTAACAACTGTTCCAATGCTGCCGTCCATGCCAGCGCGACCTACACGGCTAACTATTCCGTTACTCCACCTGTGGTGCTTACAGTTCATAGTTCCAACCCGGCAAGTGGCGTGACTATTGTATGCACAGCGGATACCGACGTAACTCCGTTCATGCACAACTACACGGTAGGAAGCACGGTGGTCTGCACTGCGCCATCCACGGTTGGTCTTAACACATTCCAGAGTTGGACGAATTGCCCGTCCGTAGCGGGAGCAGTTTGTACATTCTCAGCCATCGCCACTGATACCACCATTACCGCTAACTACGGTGGTGGGGTAGGACCAGGGTGTCAGCAGGCCAGCGCATCGTTCAGCGGCTTCTCGATTGCCTCACAAAGTGGAACCTTTACTACGACGTTCTCAGGCCAGCCAAGCCAGAACGCCATGGATGGCGTCACCGGGTTCAGCATGGGCGCGGCTTCTTCCTATGCGAACTTAGCCGTAATCATGCGATTCAGCGCGGCAGGGGTGGTGGATGCCTATAATCAGGCTGCCATGGCTTATCAAGCCGCAAACTCATTCCCCTACTTGGGCGGCGTTATATATAATTTCCGGCTGGTCATAAACGCCGCGGCGGGAACCTATGATGGCTACGTGACCGCTCCAGGTGGGGCGGAGACACAGATCGCCAGTGGCTATACCTTCCGCACCGGCGCTGAGCCTCTGGACACATGGAACTTAGTAAGCGAGGTTGGCTATCACGTGGTCTGTGCGGTGGGTATACAGAACCCCGTGACGCACACTTTGAAATCTCCTGTCATCATCGTTGGGAGCGGGCAATGAACTGGATCTTCTTGCTTCTGGCGCAGCACGCCATATCGCTTACCTTCACCACCACGCCAGATCCTGATATGGCTTCTCTTAAGGTGCAGCGCAACGGAGCCGTGGTTGCCACGCTGCCGGCCACTGCCACCACCTACCGCGATACCACCGTACAGGGTGGGGTAGCTTACGTGTACTCGGTGACCGCTGTAGCAACACCGCCGGCTGCTGACAGTGCGCCATCGAATGCCATCGGCATCACCCTGCCAGCCGACCTGCCCAAGTTCAAAGCTGGCGACACCATGAAGGCGTTAGCCATCGTTCCAGTGAAGTCCTGCACGAACTTGGCCGGGGTGCCAATTTCAACCATTGCCAATGGTTCTACTTTCGTAATAGTCTCTGGTCCGTTGATGAATGGCACCGACGCTTACTGGAAGATAAGCAAGGGTTGCGTGCTGGAAACGAGCATACGACAATGATTGCAGCGGTAACAAATGCTAAGTCATATGCCTGGGCCGATTGGTTCATCGGCATCATGCGATCATTTCTCAGTGGCGGCGCGGTCGCTTTCACAACGGGTACTGGAGGCGCAGTGCTTGGCATTCCCTCTGATATGGTATGGAAGCTGATGCTGATTAACTTTGTTTTGATGGGCCTGTATCGCATGGGGGAGTTTTTGCAGCTCCATGGCGCCCCTGACCAATTACAAACTGCCCTGGCAACGGCAGCGGATGCCACGGCAAAGGCGGGAGACGCGATTGCCACAGCACAGTCGGCAGTGCCAGAAGTGAAGCCACCTACGACTTAATTTCGGTTACATAGCCACGGAAAGGTGGGTATGGCCTGGATGCCACACATCGACTGGACGATCAATCTACCGACGATCATCACGGTAATTACGCTTATTATATTAGGCGTAAACTGGAAAACTAAAACGGACATGAGACTCATTAGCGTTGAAAACTGGCGTGCCACTCGGGAGCACTCACTCACGGCGGAACTGGAAAACATCGCGCTGCTTAAGGAAAATGTCGCTGTGATGAGGGCACTAGCAGAAGGCCAAGAGCGCAGAATCATTCTAGTTGAAGATGCAATCAGGTTCGGGCCACATCCACATCCATCATAGGAGGAATCATGGTACTCACGATTGCAGGTCTGATACTGATCGTCGGCCTTTTGATGTACGCACTTTCCACAAACGGCAAGGTAGTGGAAATTGGTCGCATCATGTTCTTTTGTGGTTTGCTTGCGGTGTTGCTTAATTCCGGTGCATTGCTTAGTATCCTGCCCGCAACCCGTTAAGGTGAAATGATGCCAAGGCCGAAGAAACAACCCGCAGAACAAGTAGAAGAACTGGAATACAAGCTCACTGCTTCCCTGCTCGACGACATACTCAAAAAGGAGAAACACATGTCCGCACAACTCGATGCCCTGAATACCGCCGTAGCCGCCCTCACATCGAAGGTGGATGCCCTGATTACCGCTCTTGCCACGGCACAGACTGTCGGCAGTTCCGACACCGCAGCGTTGCCAGCCATCACCGATGCCGTCAACGCAGAAGCCGCCAAGGTGGACGCAGCCTTGACGCCGGCGCCCTGATGAGCGGATTCACATCGTTTCTTAAAGCAGCAGGAGAAGCCATTGCCAACGGGGCACTAGCATCCATTGGCTTGCAACCCATTTTTAAGCCCACCATTGCTCCCACAGGAGCAGTCGCAGTGGCGTCGGAGTTGGCACAGATTGCCGCCGCCGCCATCACCATCGAAGCGATTGGCAAATCCACTGGACTCACCGGAGTGCAAAAGATCGCAGCTTTGCAGCCACAGGTTTACGGCATCCTGCAAAACTCATTGAACATTGGCAATCATCCCATGGGAGATCCTGCCTTGTGTCAGAAGGGATCACAGGAGATCGCTCAGGGCGTAGTGGATTTCATCAATGGGCTTAAGGCCACAGATGCTATCCCTGGAACCACCACCATGCCAGTGGTAACGATTGTCGCTCCACCGCAGCCGTGAACCTATCGCTCGAGCGTAGATGGCGATCCGACAAATGCACGATAGGCGATCTGTTCATTGATGGCCTACGTGAGTGCTATATTCTCGAGGACAAGGTACGGCAGATTGATCTGGTCGATGTGGACGATTGGAAGGTGCAGAATGAAACCGCGATCCCCGCAGGACGCTATAGAGTTGTCAAAGACTTTAGTAACCGTTTCCAACGCATTACCCTTCACCTCATTAACGTGCCAGGGTTCTCTGGGATACGGATTCATCCAGGCAACACTTCCGTGGACACAGATGGCTGTCTACTACCAGGGACAGCTCGTGTCGATTCAACATCAGTGACAGGGAGCAAAGACGCCTGCTCGAATCTCGAAGCCAAGGTATTCGCTGCGCTGGATAAGGGCGAGGAAGTCTGGATCAGCGTGCAGAATCCATATGGCGCCTCGCCCGATCAGATGGAATGGCTAGTCTGACTCCTATGGCTTAGTCCTCATCTCTTTGAATCTTTTCACTATACCCACTGGGGGCCGCCACATCTGTGCTTCTTGGAGGAACAGGTGGGCTATAAGTGACACCCCCAATGGATTCTTTGAGCGCCTTCTCGCGCTGCGCCAATAGTTCGGTGGAGGAGGGGAGAGCGGCAAGTATTTCGCAGGCGCGATTGAGCCATCGAAGCATAGGGATACTCGGTTCCGCTGATTTCAAAGCAGCAATCGCCGCCTCCCGCCACACCGCTTCGCGCAAGGCAAGTTCGTGGTCAAGGTCAGACTGGGAATAAGTGGACTTCGGTGGCGCAGGAGTAACCCATCCCCAAACCTCACACTCACCGGGATGCCCTTTATAGCGGCCACACGAGACAGGTTCGATGCTCGTAGGAATTTCTTTGTCGCACTGAATTAGATTATTAGGTGGTCCATGGTCGGATGTATATGGGTCAAAAGAACCAGTTTGTTCTACCCAGGCAATATGTTGGCGTAAGCGTTCCTTCGCCGCAGCTACCTCGGATGGTTCAGTCATTTCTCCTCGCCATCCTTGGGCTGAAAATGTTTGGCCCATTCCCTAGAGTACGGCCCTCGGTAGGTAGGGCAGACCTTGGCTCCGCACTTCATACAAGGGGCCGAGTCGGAGCCACAAATGGTAATGGGATTTACGAGTGGAGCGCCGACTACATTTTCAATCACAAAGGGAATTTGACTGGATTTTAATCGTAGACGAATTGGTTCAATTAGTTTCGGTGCTCCCTCACCGGCTCGCTTACCCATATGACGCATGAGCGTATAGCCTTGACAGGGAGGACTAGCCCAAATGAAATCAAAATGAAACTTATAATCTAGGCCGCAACTATCGCAGCATTCTGGGTAAGCATCGATCGAGCCGCCAATAAAGCATTCACAACCGATAGGATAAGTCATCGCATCGGCCTGCACGAACATGAACGGGTAATGCGGCTGCAGATTTATGTCCACGCCAATAATCTCCGCGTCAGGCCATGCGCGGTGTAAGCCCATAGCTGCACCACCAGCGCCACAGAATAGGTCTAAGACGCGCAACGTTTCCTCCAAGCCGCCAATCCCAGGAGACCAACGCAAATCATTGCGATTTCGGCAGGTTCAGGCGTATTGACAGGCGTATCCGGTGGATCGGTCACGGTCAAACTTCCCGTGCTCGCCGTGGCGCTGCCATTTGGAAAGTAGAACGCTCCGTTGTACTTCCACAGTTCAAACAACGCCCCTGTCGTCCACTCACCCACCGTATCGAATGCCGCAAAGATGCCATGGTCATGCGGGTAGAACTGGAGGTAGCCAAGATCGCCTAGCCATGTCGCACGGGTAGGGCTGATGGATGCCAGTGTAAGAGCGCCTATGCCTGTGTCCTGTGTGACCATGGTATCGGCTACAAGGCTCTCGGTGGTCACATCCCAGTTAAAACTTGTCTGGAAGGTGGCTTGATTGCCCCAGGCGCCTGATAGTTCGACGTGGTTGATGGTGTCAGCCTTGGCCAAGCCTGCCGAACAGAACAGTAAAGCAACCGCTAAGGCGTATTTCATAGCCGTCTCCTCAGTTTCTGCAACGCTTCGTCAATTCTATTCCCTCCCCCAGTGCCATTTAGTGCGATTCTGGACGCCGTACGAGCAAATTCCAGATCCAAGTCGGGGAATTCCTCTAGGATCCTAACCATTAGCTTGCCAACAGGGGAATTACGCATCGGCGTATCCGGTAAGTTAAAGTATTCGTTTAGATTCATTTGCACCCTCCTCATGGCAATGCCTCCACCAGAACGGAGTTTTCCTTTATCGTCACCCGAAGGTTGGCCATCTCACAGACAATCTGCTTAGGCTCAGACTCGCCATCGGGGTCCACATAGTTCGTTACCAGTAGGTTGGCGCCCATCAACATCAGACATGCCTTGTTTTTCAGTTTCATTGCACCCTCCGGTTAGCCCTTTCGATGGCTTCGGCTTTTGGCTTCCCTCGCGGCCCTGCCAATGGATTCCCATATTTGTTTCCAGTCATTGTCATTGGGAACAAGCCACGCCATCCTCTCAATACGCTCTGCTCGACTACTTCGTTTGGGTCGTTTCCTTGGCATTTCAGCTTCAGTAGTGTTCTGCAAACCACTCGATACGCTCCGTCTGTGTTTATCGGGCATTTTTGCCTCTTTCTAATCTCCATCCATGCGGTCCAGACATCTTCTTCAACGTCCTGCGGTGCGGGAAACGGCATATCCATGCTCCTTCATGTGGCATCTCTTACATAGCCACGTTACTTCTAGGCGTTTTAAATAATCCGCATGGTGTGCCTCTATGCGTCCATTTCCATCACCTAAACATTTTTCGCAAATCGATGGTCTTACCAGCCTTCCCCTTGATAAAGCATTTTCTACTGCTTTATGTGCCGAGTATTGCTCTGGATGTTTTCTCCGATACCGTAGAATCAATTTATTGCGCCTATCGGGATGGTCTTTTTCCCATTGATGGTTGTGGTATTTTTTCACACAAACTCCAATTCCCTCAGTAGTAGAAGTGAGTCTTCATGGAGTAGTTGGGGTATGGGTAGATGCCTTGCGTCCCTCGACTGTTACCAGCCTTTATCGCAAGCCATACGCCACAACTTTGCCTCGCTACTCCGCGAGGTCGTAGACTTGTCGGGCCATCTGAGGTATCTGGCCGACAGTATCTCGATACGGGCAATGCGCGACACGCACGCTGTTCACATATTCCGTGGGCGATTTTGTGGACATTGACCGGAACCTCATCGGAAAGGGATAAGTGGCGGTGGCTGCGGGCTCCGGTCAAGAAGTTTACAGCACGCCCGCCACATCCCAATACCGATGGTCTATACTCGTATCCCATCACAGGCATCCTTGTCAAGCCTTGCCTTGCAATTAACGTCCATGACTAGTCATAAAGCAAAAAATGTATTGCCATACTGCACCTAAATCGGGCACCATGCACTTACGGGGCCGTTCTGCCATATGCCGGCACGATGGCTTCGGGAACCGGTCACCGGACGTTACGGTGCAAGGCGTACCACGGTCCCGTCTACTTCTGCCGTATGTGCCACAGCCTTGGCCGCGTGTCTTCCATCCAAGTCTTGCGGTAAGGAAACAGAACACTTAGTAGCCATCTCATTTCTTTATCCTCTTCGGTTGATTCTTCCGCTCTGGCCCAAAGGGAACATATGGCCCTCGCTCGATCTGCGCTCGCTTACTGGTTCCAACGCCGGCCTTGGTCAGAACCTCCCACACGGTCTGCGAGGTAATGCCCAATCTTTGGGCAATGTACTTGATCTCCACGCCCTGCTTGGCGAGGGTAACTACTTTGGCCCTGTCAAATGTTTTTCTCACCATCGGCCATGCCTCATTCCGTGGCATTTGTGACACATGCAGCGCAAGTTACTCAGATCGTCGGTACGTTCCCATGGCTTGTTCTTGATATGGTCAAGTTCGGCCTTGCAGGGATGCGTGGAAAAGTAGTCATCGCTGGTAAGGATTCCGCACTCCCGGCAACGCCACTTGTCCCGCTCCATGACTTGCGCCCGGACTCTGCCAATGTCTTCGCCATGCAAGTACTGGCTTCCCTTGGTCGAGATGAAACTGCGCTTGTCCTTGAACTCCCCGGTAGTAAATGCTATGCGGGTGGCCGGGATGTCGATCTTGGCGCCGCGCATTACTCGCCTTCCAGTAGATGCCGGATGGATGTGCTGATGAAGTCGATTTGTATCTCCCGGGCATGAGCACCAAGTTTGGCTTCGACCATTGCCAGCACACTTTCAAAGTCACGCCAGCACGATGCTGGAATACGGATCATTTTGTCTCGCTCGCCCATAGACTTGCGCTGCTTGGCACGGCGATGGCTGTTGACGGGCACAAAACCATCTTCCTCTGGGCAAGCCTTGGCCCACTCAATCAGCTCCTGCCTAGTCATTGAGGCTTCTCACAGGCATATTGTCTTCCCACTGATGTTTGCCAATGCGGGAGAACCCAGTGAAATTGGTGTACTGCCCCGCGTGCTGAATGTATGCGGTGACGGCCAATCCCTTCGATTCCAGTAGCAGACTAAATAGCTTCAACTGCGAACCGTCGGCCAAGTCCACCATCGGATTGTCAAACACCGATCCAGTTACGCCATCAATCGTTGCAGCAAGGTACTGTTGCCCCTTCTTTGTTTTTAGCTGCTTGATGTCCAGCAAGTAGCCCTTCATTACACCTGGAGAACTCTCCGCCGCCTTAGGGGAAGACGGCGGAGCCTTTGGCGCTGCTGGATTGCCCCCAGACGGGGGAACTGTGTATGGCTCCTCAGTGACTTCTACGCCTGCTTCACCGAGAGCCTTGAGAACTTCTGGGCCATCTTTCTTGTTCACAATCCACTGGCCCAATACATTCTTGGTGGCTGATGACTTGAGCACAGTGTCAACGAAGATGCAGCCAGGGCCATAGACAAACATGGTGTCATCGGGCGAGAAGGATACTTTGACTTTCTTGGCGGCCCCGATCTTGGCTTGCGCGACTTCCGAAGCTGCTTCCTTGCTGCCCCGTTCTTCCTTTTCGGGATCATCACCAGTCGGGATGAGGAAAGCATTCTTCAGTACATACTTCTCACTTCCCGTAATGGCCTTATAGACTCCCTTGTCCTGCATGTCGGTGCCGCATCCCGGCATATGGCATTCGCGTGTTTCTCCGGTATCGCCGTCAATGAAGGTCCACTTGACCATTACATCGGTGATGTACATGCCAGAACCGCTCTGTGTCGTATAGAGCAATGCCCGATCAGTGGAAACCACGTCGGGAAAAAGGAAGATATTTCGTGTGGCGAGTTTATCGCGGATGGCGTCAACCAGGTCGGCTTCAGTGGCATATTTGTAGTGGTGTTTTTCGTTCTCTCCACGCTTGGCGACGTAGCCAACTTCGGCCATCACTTCGCATAACTTGATGATCAATCCCTTCGGCTTTGCCTCGTCTGTCATTGTTCCCTCGATGCGTCTAGCATTTGGTCGGCTTGGTCACATAGGCGATTGACGTATTCGGCCATTGCCTCGTTGTAGACTTCCATTTGCAAATGCTGCGGCAGATCGTAAAAGTCTTTTTCGTATGTCTCCTGTGCCATTTCGTCGGCAATCTTTTGCATGGCGTCTTTGTAGTCGCTCACGGTGTCAGCCTCCACGAAGAACACTAAACCATAGGTCAATAGTCTGTCAAGCCCTATTATTACATTCTTCTTGACATTTGCTTACCACTGGTATTAGTGTATCGAGCATGAGATGGATCAAAGTAAAACAGTTCCTTTGCCAGCGATGCGGCAGGAGTTGGGTGCCACGGGTAGACCCTCCACGGTTTTGCGGCAAGTGCAAGAGCTACTTGTGGAACCGACCGCGCAGGAAGAAGGTGGCAGCTTGACGCATTGGACGGAGCGGCTGACATTGTTTCTATTTGGATTCACGCTTGGTGTCGTCATAACCGCAATTCTATTCCGATACGGGGTGCTCAAATGAAGTGCGACTATCCAGGCTGCGAAAGTGAGGCCACTCGCTTCTGGGTAGAGTTGACACCGGACAAGATTCGGCCTGGTGGGTTTATAGATTGTGAAGATCCAAAGTCTTTTATCAGGAGATGCGATGCACACAACACAGTTCAATGGGGCAGAATTTGTGCCCACACTCGATGGTGAACGGCTATGGACACAGATGGAAGTGATCCGCGACACTATGCTCCACGCGTCACGAAATGAGCAATGGTTAACGCTGCGGGAGATTAACATTCTGACACAATACCCGGAAGCCTCCATATCGGCACAGCTTCGCAATCTCAAGAAAGCACGCTTTGGCTCATGGATCATGGAGAAGCGGCGGCGTGGCGAGCCTCACAGTGGTTGCTATGAATACATCATTCGCCGACCAATGCCAGCGGTACAGGAAAAACTTTGGGCATCATAACCTTTGTCGTTCCGGCCATGCCTCCGACCATCAACCTGTTATCCCGCAAGCACTGGACGTTCCGGCACAGGGCAGTGACGGAATGGCAAGAGATGATGCGAGCGGAGTTAGGCGTGCATGACATGGGACGGCTGAGGGCATGGCAGCAATTAAGTCACAGAGTCCGAATCGAGATTGTCGTGCATCACAAGGGTTCCTTTGATCCCGATAACTTGCACTCAGTGGCAAAGATTCCCAATGATGCTCTCAAGGGGTTACAGTGCATTGTGGATGACTCAGCCAAGTGGATTGACTTGGATGTGCGGGAAGTGGTAGGCAAGGAAGTCAAAACCTGCTTTACCATCACCGACCTTGACGCTGTTACTGTCAATGGCAAGCCCCGCTCCCTTGCCAGATACACGACACGGCGCAGAGCCAGCCACTAGTAGGCAGCCATAAACATTACAGCAGCCACGCAAAGCATGAGCAAGCCGACAAATGCCCCAATGCACTCAATCTCATGGCCATGGCGATACCAGAATAGATCCATCTTAACTCTGCGTATCCTGCGCTCTCGCTCTAATTCTTGAGACTCCCAGTCGCTCATGGCCGTCCTTTCGACATCCACTGTTCGAGAAGTATGCGTATCTCTTGCTCAAGCTCTTGGCACAGCGTGAAGTCCAATGTGAGAGCTGCCTTGTTCCTAGCTGCTGCCAGCAATAGGACAAGGAAGTCCATTTTAGATACTTGCAATCTGCGGTTGATCGGTATTGGCTTCATGGCTTACCCTCCAGCATGGCCCTGACCATTGCTCCATGCAGCTTGCGAATACGGAACAGTGTCGCCTCATGCCCCGTGAGCGGACGGCCGGCATCTTGTTCCAGATCGGCCAACTCCTGCTCGCATGGCTCCGGCTCCAATAAGCCAAGTATCATTTCCTGATGTACTTTTCTCATATGATCCATTTCAATCTTTTGGCTTTCCAGCAACTGATTCAATTCGGTTAGTTTTTGATCGGTCAATTCTTCGCATGGCTGTGGCGTAGTCGACGACATGGGTATCACGATTGATTCTATTGAGCTTAGCTCGTCACAAGTCGTCGACTCATCCGGCTCATTGACTTGGCTCCAGTCCTGCAACTGTTGAATATGCGGATCGTCACTCATGGTTTGCCTCCGTTTGAACAAATGGAATGTCAGATAAGGCAGTTTCTTCGATATGCCACATGCCACCATTGAAGCGCCACCTGTGATAGATGATGCCATCGTGTTTAATCCATTGCTCCTCGATCATTAAGCTGCGATTCAAGCACCCGCACCTGGTCGATCAGTTGATTCTGAAAACGCTGGCTGTAATCGTTCGCTAGGCCAGCCTGCTGTTCAATCTGTTTATTAAGTTCTGCAATCGCCCTACGAAGAATAACTTGCTTGGGAGTGTCCATTAGCGTTTCCTCCAGTTCGATTTGACTGCGTCTTACAGTGGCCAGTATTTACCTAACGTCAAGCTATGTCAAGAGGGAAATACAGGCAAGGCGAAGATATTTGGCAAGTTAGACGCGGGAGAAGATGTGGCGAATACTATTCTTTGTCTGGCATGTCTATGATGTCATCGGGTATGGCGTCAAGAGGCGAGCTAGTCTCATTAAGTACGTTGAATATGCCCAGTTGGATGTCGCCATTACGTACCCACAGGTCTATGGACTTATCACGGCCAAGCAGTTCGCATGCCCTCTCAAGGCCAGTAGACTTGCCTGCCGTTACATCGCCTATAAGGCGTGATCGGATGATAGCCTTCACATCCTCTGGTTGCCATACAAGGCGCTTAGATGCCTCAATGAAGGCCATATCTACCCCTACACTGCGCCTACGCATGAAGGCTGGCCCTAGTTGCCCTACCTTTGGCGAATACCCTGCATCTATGGCGCTCTGCTTAAACGTCTTACCCTGATGTATCACGCCCTCTGCAAGCCTCTTTTGCATCGGAGTGCTTTCCTTAAATCGCTTGGCACTTGCTCTTTTAGCCTTCATGCTCGCATTCTGTAGCACGAACAGGTCCATCAGATCAACACATTCTGTCAGATTGACTCGACCTGACCTGTCTATCACGAATACTGAATTACCTTTGTTGTCATGCACTTACAGGCTGATGTAACATACTGTACGTCTGGTAATAGGTATTATGCACGAAAAGAATGCTTTGGAATCGTGAGGCCGGGTGCGGACACCCGGCCGGGGGTGTGTGCATGCGGATACTACCCCCACACAGAAACCTACAGATTAAACTTTGTACACACAAATGCTTGACATCTGTACACACAACTGGTAGATGTACACACAGAATCTGTACACACAAACAAACTTGTACACACAATGAGATACCAGCGAAGAGTTGATCTACGGGCGCCGGATGATGAAGTGGATTCATGGGGCATGGCTGCGAGTGTTAATGGGATGAGTTTATCGGCGTGGATACGGTCGGCGTGTAATTCATGTTTGGTGGAAGAGGACGAGCCAAAGCCCCAAAAAAAATCGAAAGCTGTGGAATTGCCGAAGGTTTCGGTAAGTACAGGTGTTTCCACTGGAGATATATGTCAAGTTCCGTATTGTGGGCATAAGCGATGGGAGCATAAAGGAAAGTTCTGTAGCCACGGGGATTGTCGGTGTGGAGGGTTTAAGGAATGACGGATGTATTCATACGCCATGCGCCATCGGAAGGGCTAAGGGAGATGCTTTTCCTTGCCACCATGGCACGTTTCCACCTTGCATTGACATCCGAGGATAGGATCACGGTGCTCGATACACGCCAAGGCTCACTGCGCGAGATCCGCGAGATGGCCGACATGGCAGCACAGTCCGATCCTTACATCTTCTGTGACGATGACATCCTCCTACTAGGCAAAGATTGGGTTCCCCGAGCCTGTGCCATCATGCTGCGTAATCCCGACTACCTGATGGCTTCTACCCTTTCCGTCATCGAAGGCGAGAATATGGCAAAACCACCATCCGATGACGTGGAAATCTACCCCATGCACGCTGTTGGTCAGCCTATGCTCGTTCGTAAAGGCGCCTGCGCCAAACTTCCCGAGATCACCATGAACAATGAATGCGGAGAAATGCACGCCATGGTCCTCGCCATGGGCAAGAAACAAGGACTTTTGTGGGGCAATCCTCCACTGCGCCATATGCACATGGGGCATGGTTTCAGCTCCAATCCCAATCTTCACTGGGGCTACTAGCCATGTTTGAGGAATACTGGGATCGCCAACCCTGCGGCTCTCTCCGCCCTTCCGGCAACCGTTATAAGGTTCAGCCCCACATCCCACCTTTTGCCGATTTCTTCAAATGGCGTGGCAAACAGGTGTTGGAAATCGGTTGCGGCATCGGTGAAGACGCTTTCCATTTTGCCATCGGAGGTGCCAGAGTTGTGGCTGTGGATACATCCAATGCCAGCCTTGCCATGGCCACCAAAATAAACGATCACCCCAATATCGCTTACTTCTCGGCCATTCCATCGTTCTGTAGTTTCGATCTGGTCTATTCCTTCGGCGTCCTCCACCACACGCCCAATCCAGAAGTCGTTCTTCATACCTCCTATATGGTTCTGGCGCAAGGTGGCGAGCTAAGAATCATGCTTTACGGGAAATATTCCCTAAAACACTTCCTTGGCACGCAACCCGAAGCTCAGTCCGGCTGCCCACTGGTAAAGTGGTACAGTAAGCGCCAAGCACGTAAATTGGTCGAATCGGCAGGTTTTAGGGTGGTCTCCATCGAAAAGACCCACATCTTCCCCTACCGGATCAAGGACTACATCCAAGGCCGCTATGTCATAGATTGGCCATGGACCTGGATTCCCAAGGAAGCACTCGAGCCTTACCTTGGCCATCATCTTCTCATCCGCGCGGTCAAGGCATGAGGGTAGCCGTCTGTGGTCTAGGCAAGGTGGGTCTGCCACTGCTCGAGTTTCTGCGCTCCAAAGGCATAGAAGCCCCTGGCTACGACATTTGTAGTAGTAAGTCCCAATGCTCGCTTGAGCAAACCGTAAAATCCTCCGATGCCTGCATCTTCATGGTGCATACCCCATCGCTACCAGATGGCAGTTTCTCCAATCAATACCTGGAAAACGCTCTTCGCGCCTTCAAAGCCTTCGCCCCACCCGGCTATCTCTACATCATCGGATCTACCGTCGTCCCCGGGTCCTGCGAGCGGTTCATGGAAATCGTCGGCAACACGCTTTGCTACAAGCCCGAGTTTATCCGCCTCGCTCGTATCGAAGAGGATCTGCGCTCTCAGCCCTACGTTCTGATTGGCGAAGGCACTTACTCCGCCGGCACCCGCTGCGAGGAACTCTACAAACGCCTTACCAACGCTCCGGTATTCCGCATGGGGCTTGTAGAGGCTGAACTAGCCAAAATCACCCTGAACTGCGCCTTGACCATGAAAATCTCCCTCGCCAACCAGTTGTATCTGGTGGCCAAGCGCATGGGCGCCGACGCCGATAAAATCATGCAAGTCGTGGGCGCCGACCCGCGCATCGGTCCACAGTACCTAAAACCAGGTGAACCCTATGGCGGCCCCTGCCTCCCCCGCGATAACGCCATGTTTGCCTATTTCGCCAAGTCCGTCGGTGTCGAAGCGCACTTATCCATCGCCGCTGACAAGATCAATGAGGCCATGAAGTGAAGATTATGATTGCCGTCGAGGGATGCGAAGACCACCATGACCGTTGGAAATCTCAACAGGATACTTGGGCATATACTAGTGATGTAGTAGTGGCCTACTTCGATGGCCCCATGCTACATATTCCCGACGATTACAAGTCCCTACCAGCCAAGACCAAGGCCATCTGCAATTTTGCTCGCAGGTGGGACTTCCTGTTCAAAGTGGATACCGACACCTATGTATCCATCGACAGGCTGCTCAAGTCAGGATTCGAGCAATACGACTATTCCGGCTTTGAGCTGAACCAGATCGAAGGCCATCCCTATGCCTCTGGTCCCCATTACTGGCTCTCAAACAAGGCCATCAACTTCCTGGCCGATGCCAACTGGTCGAATTTCACCGAAGGTGTGCGTGGCTATGAGGATTGCGAGGATGTCATGGTAGGCGAGATCTTGCGTTGTTGCGGCGTCACCCTGCACCACGACATTCGCTACTCTCCCTTTATCCCCGTCCTTCCCGATAACGATGTGATCAGCCATCATCTGTCCACATTGCAGCCATTTAAAACGGAGTTAATGTATGCCGCGCACAAAAAAGCTCAAGGCTTATAAGAAGTACAAGGGAATATCGAAAGTTATAAAGAAGATGCCAAAGAAGAAACAAGCATTGATCCTCACGGGATTGATGAGGTTAGCGGGTCTATGATCGTTGCATTGCAAGGTGGCCTTGGTAATCAACTTTTTCAGTACGCCTTCGGCCTATCCATGTCCGAATCCAGAAACGAACCTCTATACTTAGACACCAATCGCGCCACGCCCGAACGCCCCTACATGCTCGATGCCTACGCCGACCTAGAATTTCGTAATGTCACAGAACCAATCGTGCAGGAGCATGGCCATGGCTATAACTCCACCGTCATGGATGCGCCTATTGGGGCTTCCTTTGTCGGCTACTGGCAGTCTGAGAAGTATTTCGATGAGGATGCTGTAAGGTTAGCCATGGCAGCTCCGCGCGGCCCAATACCCGATCACGTTCTATCCATGGGAGCAGAAATCGCCTCCAGTCCTAATCCATGCTTTGTTGGCATCCGCCGTGGCGATAACCTCTCTCCTCGCGCTTTGTCCTTCCATGGCCTACTTCCGCTCGAGTATCACACCGTCGGCATGAGCATGGTCAGAGACAGGCATCCCGACGTGAAGTTCTATATCTTTTCCGACGATCCCGAATGGTGCAAACAAACTTTCCCCGATGAAACCGTGGTGGAAGGCAATCTTGCCCAACCTTGGTGGGATATCTGGCTGATGAGTCTGTGCAAAAACGCCGTCATACCTAACAGTACGTTTTCGTGGTGGGGATGTTGGTTGGGAGAAGTCCACGAGAATCGCACCATCATCTGCCCAAAGCGTTGGTTTGTGGGCCACGCCGATGCGAGGGACATCTGCCCGGAGAGATGGATAAAATTATGAGCGCCGCCAAACGCGCCATCCTGACCGAACATGCCGAGAAGTACGGCTGCAAGACCTTCATCGAAACAGGCACCTACATGGGCGACACCATCGGCGCGATGCTAAATCATCCCTTCGAGAAACTTTACTCCATCGAGCAATCCGACAAGTACTACCACGACGCCGTAAAAAGATTCAGCACGGTATCCAAAGTGACAATCCTATTAGGTGATGGTGAATTGGTACTTCCGCGCGTCCTACGCCGCGCCGTGAATGGCCCGGTACTGTTTTGGCTCGATTCGCATGGCGATGAATGGATCGGACCCATCGTGGAGGAAATCACCACCATCTTCAAATCCGGTTTGTACGGAGTCATTCTTGTGGATGACATGGAGCATATCCCCGAAATCCTTCCCGATCACCCCGCATGGAAGAAAGATATGCTAACCGAGTCGTGGATTGCGAGGTATATCCATGTGGAGTGAGGATCAGAAGTGGGAAGCGGATTGGTGGGGGCCGTGCACAAACACGTTCAGTGAAGAACTAAAGCAACTCTCCTACTTCAAACGTCTCGGCCTAGTAGAAACCAAGAACTCCAAGTGGCCCTTCGCTTTCGACATGGGCGGAAAGATTGTGCTCGACATAGGAGGTGGTCCATGTTCCTTCTTACTCAAGTGCGTCAATGTCATGGGAATCGTCATGGATCCATGCAGTTATCCACTATGGGTAATTCAAAGATATATGACGGCGGGGATTGCCTGCATTCCACGTAAGGGTGAGGACATAGAAATGTGGAAAGCGGATGAAGTGTGGATTTACAATGTCCTGCAACACGTCGAAGATCCCCACAAGATTGTGCAGAATGCACGCAGAGTAGGGAAACTAGTGCGCTTCTTCGACTGGATTGATGCTGGCGTGCACCCCGGCCATCCGCACAACTTCACCGCTGAGCAGTTCGATGAATGGTTTGGCGCCAAAGGTACCGTAGAAGACATCAACGAAAACGATGCCAAGGGAAGATGCTGGTATGGCGTGTTCCCGCAATGAAGCCGCTCAAACTCCGCATATTCCTGTGGACGATGAAGCTAATGGGTATCCGTGTCTTCTGCTGGTACGAGACAGAATCACATGGCTGGCGCATCAACGCCACTTACCGAAACCCCACTTAGTTGTTGACATAGACTAGCCTTTCGCGTATCTACCTTGCGAGAGGTACGTCTATGGCAGATGAAAAAGCGGGTCCCTCCGACATCGAATCCAACTTCGGAACAACCAATGAAGGCCCCCAATACGAAAAGTGCATCTATGGCGACGCCATGGTAGAGCCTGCCCAGGCTACCGCCGGCATGGGGTCAACGAATTTCTCCGGTCCCCAGTACGACAACGAACGCGGTGGCGGTAGTTCGCCGTCTTCTGGCGATTCCACCACCATGAGTGTCAATCAGGGCGACTTTGAAGGCCGTGGCAAGGGCGATAACTCCGTCGATCTATCGACCCCTGGCGGAAAGCAGTTCGACAATGGCTAAGGTTTGGCGTTCTCAGCAATCAATCGAGAGACGTCGACAATATGCAATAGGATACGCCAAAATTTATAGTCGAAGAGAGGGCTTTAAGGAATATCGGGCTAAGAAAGAATATAAATGGCGTCAGTCAATGCGGCATTTTCTATCTGCATACAAAATGGCTCAGGGATGCACGGATTGTGGATATTGTGTAAGTCCAGTCGCGCTTGATTTTGACCATGTGCGCGGAGAGAAAAAATATAATCTATCCCGACTTACAAAGCTGTCATGGAATAAAATGCTTACTGAAATGGGGAAATGCGTTATAAGGTGTGCTAACTGCCATCGTATAAGACACAGCGAGGAAAAGAATGGCAACGCCAAATAAAAACGCTCCATTGGGTCAAGGTGGCCGTTTCGCAGCTCTCAAGAAATCACTCGCAGCAAAGGGAAATGTATCCAATCCTGGTGCGGTAGCCGCAGCCATCGGTAGAAAGAAATATGGCGCTAAGAAAATGTCTGCGATGTCCGCAGCAGGGAGAAAACACTAAATGGCAAACGAATTTTACTTTTCAGGGCCATCGGCTGCTTCCGGCAACGTCATCACGACTTCGGCGCCATTCCTTACCGCTGTCGGAGCTACCACGATCCAGTTGCAGGTTCCGCAGAATAGCTCCTATGCGGGCAAGCTGTTGCGTGTGAAGGCATATGGTCGCGTCAGCCCCGGCACCACGGGCAACGTCACCGCCAGCATCTATTGCGGTTCTGCCGCCACGGTTGCCGGTGGATCGCAGATGGCCACCACGGGTGCGGTGTCCTGTACCACGTCCTGCTCTTTCATCATCGACTCCATCGTTCACTGGAACGATCTGTCGGGTTCGCTTTTGGGATACCAGACGGGCATTATGGGCGCGACGCCGACCCTTACCACGCTCGCCGTCAATACCAGCGTCATTACCAGCGATCCGACGCCCACCGCGCCGTCTACCCTGTACTTCATCGCAACTATCCTGTTTGGCACAACCAACGCTTCCAACACTGCCTACCTCGACGGTTTCTCAATCGACGTGCTCTAGATGGCACGGGAGAATACACAGGAAGTCGTTCTATTGGCGCAGACTACCGCTACCACCAGCGCCACGGGCAGCACCATCAACATTCCCATGTATTACTCGGCCGTGCAGGTGCTGCTGCACTGCCTAACTGTGTCCGGCACTTCTCCCACCATGAACGTCTACATCCAGAATGGCATCACACCACCCGCTTCCACTGACCTGATCGGTGCCGGCCCAACCGGAACGGTGGTATGGCAGGACATAATCAGCTTTACCCAACTGACTACATCCACCAAGGACTACGTAGCATTGGTAGGTCCTTCGGCATCGAATGTGGTTGTTCTCAACCAGGATGCCACCCTTACAGCGGCCAGCGTAAATAACGGCCCCATTGGGTCGCTTTGGCGGGTGAAATACACCGCTGGCGGTACATCACCCAGTTTTGCCTTCTCGGTATCGGCGCAGTTCCTTACCCCGGTCGGATAATGACACTCAACTTTGAAATGAATGCCGATAGTATTCCTGCTGAGGGACGGGCAATCATTGAAGTAGATCCCACGCCACAGGGATACAGCATCATCACCAAGTACCTAAATTCGTTCGGTGAGATCATCCGCCAGGATTGCCACATGCTTATGTTGCAGGGATCTGCGGTTGGGGCAGTCCCCGGAGAGGTTGGCTGATGGCTATAACTGCCGCAATTTGCAATTCTTTTAAGCAGCAAATTCTGCAAGGTTGCCATAACTTCACTGTTCTAACCGGAACGAATACGGTGTCATCTGTCGCGGCGGCAGGTGGCACACTTGGCCCAGGAGCTACGGCATCAACGGTCTATACCGGAACATTCACCAACGGTGGCACCAACGCTTATGTCGGATTGAATCTTACCTTCACAGGATTTGCCACTGCCGGGAACAATGGAACTTTCCCATGCCTTGCTTCCACGACCACCACGGTAACGGTTGCCAATCCAAATGGCGCCAATTCTGGCGCCATGGGAACTATCTTCGCCACGCAATCGGTATTCGCCATTGCCCTGTACACGTCTTCTGCAACTCTTTCCAAGAGCACGACAGGTTACACGTCCTCGAATGAAGTTGGCAGTTCCGGCACCTACGTCACAGGTGGCATCGGACCTGGTGGAACGCTCGTTGGCAACGCCATGGCACTTGTATCTACTACTCCCGTGCTTTCCACGGATACGGCTTGTTGCCTATTTGCCACAATTTCATGGACAGCGGCAACGATTACGGCCAGAGGCGCCGCTATTTATAATGCCCTTCTTGCCAGCCAACCGACGACGCAAATCCTTGATTTCGGAGCGGACAAGACTTCGACGGCGGGGACTTTCTCTATCGCTTTTCCAGCTCAGACCGCAGGCAACGCAATAATTCAACTTTTGTAACTTGGCTAGAATGTGGCGACCAAGATTTTTCTAAAGCAGTTTCAGAACAGCTTCTCTACCGCGACAAACTATTCCTATGCCAGCTTGACTGCTTCGGTTCTTGCTCTAACCACGGGCGTCACCAATAAAATAAACGGCACCACGCAGGTCACAAGTACGGCGGCGGGAACTGCCCTTGCATGGATTTCCCCGCCCATCGCATCTCCGGTCACAATTTCAGGAACGATTACCTATAACGGCTGGGTCAAGACTAGCAGTACCACCGGCGCACCTAAAACAGTCGGTCGCGTCTTCAAATATAGCGGCGGTTCAGAATCGCAAATCAGCACCAAGACGAGCACGCTCGTCCAATCTACTTCGATTCAAGTAGACAACTTCACCGATACCGCACCGACAAGCACGGCGTTCGCGGTCGGAGATCGCATCGTCATCAAATGGTTTGTAGCTTCCACCAGCGCGACTGGAACAGAGACGCATGATTACAGCGGCAAGACGGCGGCGGCGGATGGTGATGAGTGGGTACAGTTTACCGAGAGTATTACATTTAATTCTGAACCAGAATTAGTGCAGGTGGGTTCATTAAATACCGCTGGAGCCTCGAACGCTCTCCTGATGCCTGGTAATTGCGCGGCTGGCAATCTTCTGGTGATCGAATCGACTTGGGCACCGCAATCCTCTACTGCATCGCTTGCCGGAAACAGCAACACCTACACATCCATTGCAGGACCTACCAACTGGAGTGGTGCGTCATTCCGAAGTCAGTTTTTCTATGCCGCTAACATAAATAGCGGTGCCACAACCATCACGCAGACCGTTACTGGAAGCCCTACGGCTAATTTCACGAACTGCTGTGAATATGGCGGTATGGCAGCAGCGCCGTTCGATGCAACTGCTTCCAGTGTGGCAACGGGCAATAATAACGCTCCAACCAGTAATGCCAGCGCAACAACGTCCGCCAATGATGAATTGGTCGTCGGGCTTTGGGACTCGGCGGGAACGAACTCGGCAGCAGGAACAAACTTCGTTTTTCGCAAGCCAACAAATTCAGCGAATATAGAAGACAAATTTGTTACGGCAGTTGGTGCATATACGGCATCTCTGTCGCTTACCGGAACCGCTCAATGGGTGATGACGGTAGCCACGTTCAAGGCGGCATTTCAGGATTTATCCGTAACGGCATCTGGTGGAAGTATTGCCGCATCTGGTGGTTCTGTTACACCGACTGGAACCGCATCCATTACGGCAACCGGAGGGTCTATTGCCGCTACGGGAGGAACAGTTACCCCGACTGGTACGGCATCCGTTACGGCTACGGGAGCATCCATCGCCACTTCCGGTGGATCGGTAACGGTAGCGGCGGGAGCCATTGTAACCGTAACAGGCGGAAGCATTACCGCTACGGGTGGTCAGGTAACAGTCACCGTACCCAGTGGGGATATAACGGTAAACGTCACAGGACAGTCTCTCTCTGCCACCGGAGGCTCGGTATCGGTAGCAGGAGACGCAAACGTACCCGTTACGGGACAGTCTATTACGCTATCTGGCGGGAATGTGTCCGTGTCTGGTAATGCCAACGTGACCGCCACAGGAAACGTCATCACCGTATCATTCGGAACGGTAACCGTAAGGATCATAACTCCTGGAAAGGTGAATTACGTCGATACGGGCATCAACAATTATGTATCCCAGGAGATAGGAGTTGGGATAAAGTCCACCTGACCATGCCGCACGCAGCGCACATCACTTCCGCCATTATAAGTTTCTCAAGCTCCGGTGACAATACGGTGATTGCTTCTTCCGCGTCCCCCATCAACGTGTATGGCGTTAACTTTACCGTCGATGGAGCCACGGTACTGATTTATAAGGATTCCGTGGTAGGTGATTTGTCTGGAGCGTACGTCTTTACCGGCAATGGCAGCAGCATGATGCTCCCCGTTGGTGACATCCCGTGGTACGCCATCCAGCCGGGTAGTTCATTTCTGATGAACAGCAGCAACGCAGTGTCTTTTGGGGGAACGATTTGGTACACCAAGGGGTAAAAACATCGCTGCCCATTGTGACCGTGGTCGGTGGTGACCGCGACCGTTGCTATATCTACAACGTGACCCCAGTTGTGGAGCGCCCCTCGATCATCATTGCGGTTCCTGATTTCCTTATTCCGGTTGTGCAGTTTCTTCGCATACCGATGATTAAGCCTTGAATGCCGCCGACTATCCAAGTTCCACAGGAAGTCTTCGACGCCAGGAAGGAAAAGCTATTTCGTATCCGCCATCGCGCCCGCACCGACCTGCTATTTCTGTGCAATCACATCCTGCAATACAAGGACGTATCAAGAGAAGTGCATGGCCTAATCATTGACCATTTGCAGCACTTCCAAGGTGGTACGGAGAACGTAGACAACCTGGGAATGACGCATTTCAAACCCGCCGTGCCTCTGCCTCAGCTTGAGGGAGAGAGAAACAAGCTCATCGTATTTCCGCGCGGCCACCTAAAGACAACGGTTATCACCATCGCGCATATCATCCAGTGGATTCTCAACTACCCCAACATTCGTATCGCTCTGTCGATGGCGATTGGCGACCAGACCAAAAAGGTGATGACGGAGATCAAAGGACACTTCCAGTTCAACAACACCTTTCGCACGGTGTTTCCTGACTACTGCCCTGCGGCAAAGAAGGCATCCGACTGGGGTAGCCAGGACGAATTTAACATCCCAGGTCGTCAGGCCCGCAAAGAGCCTACGCTATGCCTGATTACGGTTGGCAAGGTAATCGCCGGCAGCCACTACGATGTGGTGAAGCACTCAGACTTGGTGGATAAGGTCAATGTGCGTACTCCGGGCGGCATCAAGGAAGTGCAAGACCACTTTGGCTCCATCAACTACCTCGTTGAGCGGTATTCGGTCAAAGAAGGCGAAGATGGGTGCCGTTTCGGGTGGCAGGACGTGGAAGGCACGATCTATGACTTTGGCGACCTGCACGTTAAGCTGGCCGGCGGTTCCGACAGCCTTGCGGAGTTGCGCGAAGGTCCGCCAAAGATGGTGAATGGCTGGCACTGTCTGGTGCGCGGCGCCCGCAAGAAGGACGGAACGACACTATGGATGGACAGATTTCCTCCGCATGAACTAGACCGGATGGAGAAGTTGCCCGAAGTAAGTCCTCAGGATTTCAGCAATCAGATGTTGTCGAATCCGATTCCGCCCGAAGGGGGACTATGTGATGCGAAGGATATTGTGTTCATGCCTCGCTCGGTTATCAGCGAGCTTATGCCTCGCTTCCGTTTACATTGCACGATTGACCTTCATGGCCTCGAACCAGCGAAAAATGATAATGACTACACGGTCCTTACCGTTGGTGGGTTCGATCATGACGGAAGGTTATATGTTGTGGACATACGAAGGGGCAGGTTCACCCCCGACCAAGTTATCTGGCATGTCTTTGACGTATACAAGCGGTTTCCGCGTATCTTAGACTTCAAAATAGAAAAGGATGCCCATGCTCGAGTCCTTCTCCCCTTCCTCCAAAGGGAAGCCGTTAAAAGGCAAAAGTTCCCCACGATGGTACCGATTAGGCGAGATACCCACGTTAGTAAGCAGCAACGAATACGGGGACTTCAACCATGGTTCAAAGCAGGGATTGTTCGATTTGCCGACGACCTTGGTTGTAAGACTGACCTTATACTGGAAATAATGCAGTTCCCCTCACAATCTAGTGGCGTACACGATGATCTTCTTGATACGTTGGCGGACATGATGCAATCCCAAGAGCCTGGCCAGGTGACCTCCGACGTGTATCCAGACTCGCCTGATTGGACGCATGGACAGTTTGGACGCGGCTATCCGCAAGACAAGTTCATTGGTTTTGAAGACAACACAGGCCGCGAGATGTGGAACTCCGGCATCTATGGCCCCGATCCAGAAAAAGGCAAGCGCAGCATCACGGGGATCATGTGAACCGACGTAACTTTTTGGGACTGCTCGGTGGCGGTGCAGCCGCAGTCGCGGCTACTAGAGTATTTCCGTTTCGTGTTTATAGTCTCCCAAGTGAAATTGTTACCCCAACCGTCGAAGAATTGTCTTGGTATGGGAACATTGATGCCATCATCGCCCAAGCCGCAGCGGCACTTAGCTACCGTGCTGGGATTTCGGTTGACATGATGTGCAAGCAGGCATGGCTTAATGAGCCAGCGGGGATCACGTGGTTACAGTGAAAGATTTGCGAAAGTGTGTGGCTATGCTTAAAAATTCCGGCGTTAATCCAATGGAAGATGGCCCTACACGGTGGTGGATTGATTCTAGCGAAGATGGATGGATGATCCGCTACGAAGGCCCGATTAGCGGAGCCATGCACCCAAAGACATTCTGCCAGATTATGATTGATGCGCTAAATGAGGATGTTAATTAAATGGCCGCATCCGGCATGTACAATGACGTTTCGGCCTCATCTTCCCCGGAACTTCTCGTATCCAATAAGATTCCCGACCTTGATGCCAAGTGGACCGATTCCTATGCTTTAACCGTCGTCAAATCCGATTTTAGCTATGCCGAAGCCTATCGCACGCAAGCCCACGATTGGCGATACCGCAATGCCAACGAGTTATACCTGGCATGGACGCCACAACGCTACTGGGAAGGCACGCGCGTACCACGGTCGTCTATTGGAATCTATACGGTCTTTGAACAAGTGGAGGCGATGCTGCCTAAGATTGTCTCCGCCATTACCGACCCAGAGAATTACAACTTCTACCCGCTTTACTCAAACCAAAACGATCATGCTTTGGCATGGAAACGCCTAGTTCTGGAGCAGATGGATCAGATTGGCTGGCGGGAACACATTCGCAGGTGCTGTAAATCGTCGCTGATCTATGGCAATGGAATCCTCGAGGCTGGCGTAGAAGACTACATGCACGAGTCGGTTGAGTTTTCCGAGTCTCATCATGTATCCGAGATGCAGATGGTCAACCATCCAATTATGGGTCCGGTGCCGTTTCCGACACGCATTGATACCAGTTACAACCGCAAGATCACCAAAGAACGCCTGACACGACCATACATGCGTTATGTGTCCATCCTAGACTCCTACATGGACCCCAACAACGAGTCTACCGATATGCAGGCGGCGAGTTACTTCATCAAGCGGCAGTTCATGTCGGCAGGAAAGCTGAAAGAGTTGCGAGGCAAGGGAAAATTCAATATACCCGATGACCGCACATTAGCGGCAATGAGCAAGACACGTACGGCCGCGAATCAGGACGTAACCAAGAGCACCATCGAGTCTTATCGCTATACGATGTGGAATCCCGCCCTTGATTACAGTTCCGATCCAGCCAATCGCCGCATTGAAGTCATCGAGTACAACACTCCAGACCGCAAGGTATGGATGCTCAACCGCGAAGCCATCGTCTATAACCAGGCCAACCGCTACGGCAAGATCAACTACTACTCGATGAACTATGCCGACGTGCTCGACCGTTGGCATGGCTTGGCCATCTCCGATGTGGCCGAAGGAGAGCAAAGACTCCAGCAATCCATCATCAACGCTCGTGTAGACGAGTTGGCACTGTCTATTCACAGGCCCATGGTGAAAAAGCGTGGTGTGACGCTTCCCGCCTACCAGCTCAAGGTCCGTCCTGGTCTTGTCCTTGAATCGGAGGACCCCAATGGCGATTTCAAGCAGATGGAAGTGCAAAACATTACGCAACAGGCTTTTGTGGAGGTTGCTGCTTCTTCCAGCCGTGTACAGCAGACCACGGGCGTTACGGACCTTTCAGCGATGGGTGTTCCGTCGGCTGGTGGCAATGCTGCCGCTCGCACAGCAACTGGAGTTAATACACAGGCTTCTGCCTCCCAAGGGAGAATGATCTATTACGTGGAGAATGCCGAAGCGATGACCATGGAGCCGCTAGTCAACGACATCATCATGTTCGACAAGAAGTTTCTGGACATGAACATGGCGGCAATGTGGCTCAAGAACGACCCCGCATTCAGCCAGTTAGACCCGCTCGAGGTAATGAACTGCGAAGTGAAGGCGGAATGCCGCGCTTCAATCAAGATGGCCGGCCGGATGGGCTTCCTGCAAATCCTTCCTATTCTCACACAAACCGTGCTCAATCCAGCCGTTTTGCAGCTTTTGGCCACGCAGCAGCGTAAAACCTTGTCGGCAGAGACATTTGAGCGCATGGTGTGGGATGCCATCAACTACAGCCCGCGTAATCCGTTGATTGTGGACATGACGCCGCAGCAGATACAACAAATGATGACGCCGCCACCCGATGTGATGGCTAAGGGCCAGATGCAGCAGCAGCAACTGCAAAGTGACCAACAAATCCATCAGGACATGAATAAGACCAAGTTCCTGACGCAATTCCTCAAGGATGCGTTCCGCTATGCCGGCGTAACAGCGCAGTTAGACGACAAGCACCACGACAACCTGATTAAGAACGCCATCGCGGCATACCAGGCCAAGACAGGTGCCGACCAAGGACAGCAGCAAATCGAGCAGCAAGGGCAGGAAGAACCTGCGGATGAAGAATAGATGCCGCACGCCAAGTCTCTGTCCCATCGCACGATTGGTTCGACCAATCTTCCCTATGTAACCAACAACAGTCCCACAAGTACCCAATCACTACTCGCTCATGGTTCGGTTGATATTATGACGCAAGTGAGCGGGTGGGCGCAGCGCCGACCTGGGTTTTCCGACACAGTAGAATCCTCTCCTCTTACCTTTGACAATTTGCAACGCCTGTATGAATGGGAAAGGTTTGACGGAAACATCTACCTGATGGCGTGCAACATAAACGCCTCGAATCAGTCAGAAGTGTATGAAATGCAGTCCGGGGTAGACACGACTTTCATGTTGATCTACACCGACACGGCAAGTAGTGAGCCATTCGACTTCGTATCCAGCAACAATACATTATATTTCTGCAACGGAAGCACCAAAAAGAAGTGGGACCCAATCAACGGGGTAAGCAACTGGGGAATTACCGCTGCCAGTAGTGCTGGAGGAGGAACGGTAACGGACTCTCTGTACTGTGGAACGGCTACCGACACCGGAGCAAACATCGGAGGAACGAACGTACCCTGGACAGGCGTAACCAATATGCAAGGCCCTCCCGATGCGAACTATGCCACGGTAAACCTTACCGCCGGCGGCGTAACGGGATTCTCGAATTTAGTAAATTGCACGAACTATGGTTTTGCCATAGGAGCTACAAACACGATAAACGGTATTGCCGTATCCGTGACAGTAAAGGTGTTCTTTGCCGGAATCCCAATCGACTTTTTTTGCCAGTTACTCAAGGGGGGGAATCCAACCGGGACTCCCTACTCTTTCACTGTGGACAGTGCCGCTGACGTTACTGTAACTCTTGGTTCTGCCGGGGACCTTTGGGGAGATACCTGGACGTATGCCAACACCAACGACACCAATTTTGGCGTACAGATAAATTGTAATAGTCAGGTAGACATTCAAACCGTTTCCGTGGATGCAGTGCAAATATCTGTCTATTCCACTCCCCTGCCAGGGATTACCGTATCTGGATCTCCTGGTACGATGACAGCCACAGTCGGATACCAGTATGTAGTCTGCTACGGGAATAGCAGAACGGGTCACATTTCGTCTCCAGGCCCTTATTCGGTATCCACGGGAATCTTCGCTAACAAACTAGATGTGGCTGTGACGGTTATTGCCAGTACCGATCCGCAAGTCAACCAGATCCGTGTATTTAGGACCACAGATAAAGCAACTGGATTAGGAGGGCAAAACTACTTCGAGATTCCTAATTCGCCATTCCCGAACACCACAGGATCAATTCTGGACAATGCGCCGGATCGCGCTCTTAACATAAACTCCATAGCGCCTACTCCAGGTTTCAATGATCCGCCTCCTCTGTGGCAGGGGATGCAGTACTACGCTGGAAGGATATGGGGATATGTCGGGAACAAGGTATGGTTTACTGGTCTGGAGGAAATCATTAACGGCGTGCCGGAGGAGTCGGTGCCATCCGGCGTGGCGGGAAACTTCTATTCCTTCGATCAGCCAGTGCAGGGGATTGGTACCGCAGGGATAGACGATAACCAGAAGTTGATGGTTTTCTGTCCTGGTAGGATCTATTCCATTCAGGGAACGACTCTAGATACCTTTAGGCGTCGGAAAGTAGCAGACAGGCGCGGATGCAGAAACCGTACCTGCATTACCATGATGGGTGGAGTTTGCGCGTGGCTTGATACTTCCTCCCAGGTCTGGGCAACAGACGGTACCTCGATCGAGGAATTGTCCATTTCCATTCGTCCCGATCTGATTGGCGTAAATCAGATAAACCAATTTGCTTCCAGCATGAGTTTTCACGTATCGGGAAATGCTCACTGGCTGGTTCTGTCTACCGGATCATTGCTCTATGTCTATGACATTGATTCCGAACAGTGGATGCCGCCATGGACGCTATCCTGCCAATATATCTATAGCGGTGAAACGTCACAAGGCAACTACTCCCTGATGGCCGCAACCACTCACAAGGCTCTCAAAATGAACGTTAACTCTTTCAATGACCAAGGATCGACCTACGTTCCCGTTGTCTATACAAATCTATTTTCCATGGTCCCCGACACTCCCGGCGTGAGTGATGATCCTTCGCGCACTGGGGCACCATGGTATGTGGAAGTCGATACCAGCAATTTTCTGCTCACCGATGTAGGCTACCTTGTAGACGATGATCCCGACACTGGGATATTCAATTCCCTGCAAAGGGACAAGTCCGCTGTTCCGATTACATTCAATCGAGCGGAAGGCATAAATATCAGGCAGCAAATCTATCCGATGGCTGGTCGCCCGTCTTGTAGATGGCTAGGCATTAAGATTACGATGCCATCGGTGGATGAACTAGACATCCTGTATGGGTGGGATGTAGCCTTCACGGTGTTCAAATGAGCCTAAAGGACATGATGTACGGAAAGAAGGGCGAAGGCTCAGGAGATGACACGCAACGCTATCGCCTAGAGCGCGGTTTCCCCTACACCCGTGGTGGCAAGATCGTAGGACCCATACCGGAGTTTGCGACACTTTACCTGTACTCACAGGCGGCAGGGCAGGTACCTGATACATTCCGGCAGACCATGACGAGCACGCGGGTACGATGGCCGGTGCCCTACCTGCCAGAAACCCCGACAGGCGAATGATAGAGCTAAAACTTCGCTTCGCCAAACCAGAGGAATCAAAGCAAATAGTGGAATGGCTGAATGGTTCCACGAGGAACGATTTTGACTCCGACATCCTCACTTATCCTACTCTACGGGTTCTATGTTCGTATAATCACAAGCCCGTGGCTTATCTGCCTACGCAGACGGTTTTGATGCTGGAATCCATGGCCAAGAACCCCGATGCGGAGCCATTGCAGTACGCGCAGGCACTCAGGGATCTGGTAAAAGGTGCGGAAGTAGTGGCCAGCGCGGATGGAATTCAAGAAATATGGATGGCATCTAGCGACGACACTGTGGTAAAGATGGCACAGTCAAGAGGCTTCGAGGTGATCCATTGCCGCGTTCTCAGGTTAAAGCTATAGTTCTCAACGAGACAGCCTTCCCACGTTTTTGGAGTAAGGTTGAAAAGGGTCCTAGTTGCTGGAATTGGATTGGATGTACAGATAGGCGCGGATATGGAAGATTTGGAAATAACGGAAGAAAATCAATGTCAATGCAGGCGCAGAGGGTTTCATGGGTAATGTGCAGAGGAGAATTTCCCTGGGAGTTATTTGTGCTCCACAAATGCGACAATCCGGCCTGCGTTAATCCTCAACACCTTTTTCTTGGAACTGCTCTTGATAATGCCAGGGACATGAACCAAAAAGGTAGAAATCCAAGAAGTGTTAAAACTCATTGTCCACAAGGCCATGCGTATGAAGGATACAATCTTAAAAAATATAGAGGTTCACGATTTTGTAGACAGTGCGGAGTTAACGCATCTGAAAAATTCCTTTCCAAAAAGAGAGCTATTCAATGAGGATGGCGACTCAAATTACAGTAAACACTGAAACACTGGAAGTTATCTATGCCGATTGGCATGAGTACGTTGGCGAAGTCCATTACTGCAAGGGTGAAGCTAAGAAGCAGATGGACATCGAGAACCAGCAGATGCAGATGCAGAACCAACTCCAGCAGCAATCGCTAGCCAATCAGCAGAAACAGCAAGGAATGGTGAATCCGGCTGTCGCCAGCATCATTGCCAATGGCGGACTGTCACCGGAAGCCGAAGCCTCTCTGCGATCCACGGCCATGAACACCCTGCCACAATCCTACAATTCCCTCTATGGAAACCTGTCCAATCAACTCGTCCAGCGTGGAATCACAGGTGGTGGAATGGCTGGCTCGGGAGATATAGCCCGCAATTTCGGTGCGTTGGGGTCGCAGGAAGCGGGTCAGCAGGCGCAACTTCTGAGCCAGATTCCACTGCAAAAAGAACAGGGGCTATACAACGCTTTCAACACAGCTCTTGGAGTTGGCAACCAATTCGGCCAGAACATTGGAACATTTGGAGCGGGTGCTAGTTCTGCCGGCGGTTCAGCTACCAGTGCTGCGAATACGGCTCAACAGACTGGTTCTGGTCTGTTCGGTAGCATCTTTGGTGGATTGCTCAGTCCTTTCAAGGTAAGCAAAACATTCTAATGCCAGACGATCCCAACGCTCCAGACCTATCGCAATTTAGCGATATGCTTGGCCGTTCGCAGGAGATTCCGAATCTTCCGCCTAGCCCCGTGCAGCAGAAGATGGCGATTCCAACTCCGGGCGGAACTCCCAATATCATCAACCTGATTCAGCAGATGGCGCATCCCACCGCGCAGGCAACGCCGGGAGAAGCGCAACCACGTCCACCATCGCGGTTGAGTGCTTTCGAGGGATTCCTTGGTAATTTCCTGCAAAGTTTTGCCGCTGGCATGGGTGCGGGAAGCGGACCTGATGCTGAAGGCAAGGCATTTTCAGCTTCCATGCAGGCTCCCTACCAGAATCAGTTACAGCAATATGGCTTGCAGCAGCAGGCACAGCAACAGCAGTCACTTGAGCAGGAACGGCAGTCACAGGCACAGTATCGTGCGGCGCAAGCCCAGGCAATGGGAGAGCAGGTTACACTTCCCAATGGCATGGTCGTGCCAAAATCCTTGGCTGAGAAGATGCTTCCGGCACAGATTGCGGCGCAGTCTCGTGAGAACGTAGCTGGAGTGCAAGCCGGAACTTCAAAGGCCAACGTGACTGCTACCAATGCTTCCAGAGAAAAGGTAGCGTCACAGAACACGGCAGCCAAGTTAGGAGAATTTCAGCAGACGCAAGATTATCTCAAGTGGAAAGCGAAACTGGATTCCGATACGAAACTGCGTGTGGGTGCGATGCAGAAGCAGGCCACGCAGGACAAGGCACCTGCTGCCATGTTCCAGTCGGCTACGTTCGCCAAGGGTGGCATGGATAGCTTTGCCGATGCCCGCAAGGACATGGAAACTCTTGAGAAGTTAGGGGTTATGGGATCTCTCCCGGCTAACAAAGTGGAAGACTGGATCTTCGGAAAGGGCCTAGTGGACCCGAACCTTCCTCCCGACGTACGAAGGACGATTGGACACCTAAGAGCTTCGATCAACCTTGGCTCTAGTGCCATGCTGCGAGCGCACACTGGAAGAACATCGAAAGAAATTTACGATGATTTCAAGAGCATGTTAGGACCTGGGCAGGATTGGAGCGCATTGCGCGGAGCCATGGATGAGTCCACTTCTATATTGACCAACTATGCCACTGCCCCATCGGATGCGAATATCGCTGCGATGCGAGCTGGTCAGTCAGCTACTCCTAACAGTGCTCCTCCGCCAGGAGCAAGGGTTCGTGACTATACACAGGTAGGAAGTAAAAAGTAATGCCGGATGATGTCCAATACATAAAACTTCCCGATGGAAGCTACGGAAAGTTCCGTTCCACCGCCAACGATGACGATATACAGTCAGCTATCAGTAAGGACTTTCCAACCGCCTATGCTCCACAGAAGTCTACTGCACCGACAACGCCAGGATCGGGAAAGATAACAGGAATCTCTGCGCCAGCCACGCCAGAGCAGATGATAAAGGGGCAGGCTTCCTACATCGCACAGCACCCATGGAAGACATTTTTTCTTGGACTGCCGGCTGGAACGATGGATGCACCCAGTCCTACATCAAATCCAGTTCTGGCTATGGGAAGCATGGGAGAAGCGGCGGGAGCACTACCGAGTACGCAACGAGCAGGAATGGCTTTCCAGAAGATCGCTAAAGTTGCTGGAGAATCCCCCGTACAGATCACAGAGGATCTTAGCAATAGCGCGAACAGAATTTATGATCTATCGCAACGTGGAAACACGATGCCAAAAGTGGTAAGGGACTTCCTGAAAAGAACCACATCTCCAGATTTACCTCCGATTACCTATAACGAAGCACGTGATTTTTACTCTAAGGCAACCAGCCTTACGCCGGATGAGGCCACAAAGTTATCTGGTCAAGTCAAGTTTGCGCTGCGTCAGTTTACAGGGGACTTAGGAAACTCCATAAATGCCACGGCTGATAGTGTTGGGCAGGGGCAGAAGTTATCACAGGCTATGAATGAGTACCGCAGAGCAAGTAATATCAAATCCCTTGGAACGAAGGTTACTAAGACGCTTCCCTATGTTGGAGGAGCAGCAGCAACCTACGAGGCGGTAAAGAGGCTAAAATGAGCATCAAAGATTGGGCCACACTTCTTCTGTCACGCAAGTACCGTTCCAACGTGGACACCACAGCCATGCCCACAACGGAACAGGAAATACGCACTGTCATTGACTCGGCAGAAGAGTTTGACAAGTTGGTGGGCCTGCCAGGATGGGAAAAGGCGTGCAAATACCTCGTCCGTGATGTACAAGACACCATCTCAGAGGCCACGCAGTACAAATATGAAGATGCCAAGATGAAGCTCATGGTAGTCCGGTGGGATGCCAAGCGGGAACTGGTGGATGGCTTGATGGCGTACATTGGCGACATGCAAAAGGAACGGGATCGTCTGATTGAAACCTATAGAGGAGCGAAAGAAAATGGCTGAGGTATGTTTCTCCAATAACATGCGGATTGACCAGAATGGCTGCTGGAATTGGACCGGGGCCATAACGAAACGCGGGTATGGGAATATGACGTATGGCAAGAAAATGCAATATGTTCACCGTGTTTCAGCGCATGTATTTAAGAGATTTGACCTAGTATCAAAATTAAACGTATGTCATACCTGCGACAATCGTAAGTGTTTTAATCCTAAGCATCTTTTCATGGGAACACCGCTAGAAAATGTTCGTGATTGCGTGGCAAAGGGTCGCCACGACAGTTGCCTTAGGAAGGCCCGCACCCATTGTAAATATGGACATGAATACACTCAAGAAAATACCTACTGGAAACCAAACGGAGAGGGAAGGGATTGTAAGTCCTGTAGGATGGATGCTAATAGGCGCTGGAATGACAAGAAAACTGGAGGAATACATGGGTGAAGTGATTGAAAGGAAATTGGAAGACGGCTCTGTAATTAAAGCAGAAAACTTGGAACAAGCCTTAGATGTTGCCATTAAGATGAAAACCGATACTTCGGCAGCACTCAATGAAGCACGTCGCCAAATGCAGGAATACCAGCAGCAGAATACACAGCAGCAGCAACAACTCCAGCAGGAGATCGCGCAGCTTCGCCGGCAGGCAGCGCCACCGCCCAATCCAAACCGCTATGACTCGGAACGCTTCTACAAGAACCTCAACGATGCTCCTCCCGACGCCGTGGTGGACGCCTTGGCCTACAAGATGGGCATGACATCGGATGAGTTGCTGACTAGCTTCAAGAACATGAACCATGACGTTTCCAACATGAAGCAGCAGATGCTCTCGGCACAGTTCTTGCAACGCCATTCAAATGACTTTGATCCCAAGTATGCCGGCGTTCTGACAGAGAAGTTTGCCAGCCTGATTGATTCTGGACATCCACAGGACATTCGCACCATCGAGTCGGCCTACCGCGAGTTGCAGGAAGAAGGCAAAGTGAAGCCGTTGTCCCCCAAGCAAGAACAGAAGCAGGAAGAACCGAATCCTGCCCTCTCTGGCAATGGCGACATCAGCCTGCCTGTTGAGGAAGAAACCAAACTGATGAATATGCCAATGGATGAACTCGAAAAAGTAATGCGGGAAAAGGGAGTACTCCGATAGAAGTCTTCATTTCTTTCAGTGAAGTGTGGCCAGTAGACATTCTTGGCAAGACCATGGAAGCGTGGGATGCCTTGGATGGCGCCGAAGTGGTTGGCCTCAAGGTGGACAAGGCCAGCAAGTACCAACTGATTCGCCGCATCTCGGCAGAGAACATGGCAAAGGGAAACTACATCCTTGCCGACTTTGGCTGCGTTCCATCGGATGACAGCTTCATCACCAAGGCAGAGAGGTATCTGAAAAAGTATCCAAAGTTGGGCATGATCGTCTCGCGCGGTGGCGGGGTAGCCGTATGCCGCAAGGGTGTCGTGGACAAGTGGCTACCCAACGAGACTGGCACCTACGTCACCGAACATGAGAACGCCTACAAACTGAAAGGCTATGTTGTGGCCAATAAGCGAGACTTGGGATACCGGAGAATTGATGAGCGAGTTAACTAAGATTCCGAAGGTGCTGATTACCGTACTGAGTCACGCGGAACGGGACGGTTGGCATCATCCATCAATCACTGACTTCCTTTATGGCCTGCGATGGGAAGACCGCTACTCGACTAACTACGCTCCAATGAGTTGCTTCTCTCCGGCCGCATCCGGCAGGAACGTCATCAGCAAGCACTTCATGGACTCTGAAGCTGAGATCCTGATGATGATCGACAATGACATGGTGGTGCCGCCAAACATCATCGACACACTGAAAGATGCACCACCCGACTGGGGAATCCTGGCGCCGATCTATTACATGTGGGATGGCTCGAGGCCATCGGTGACTCTGTGTTGGGGAGTACAGCAGGGCAGCAAGGGCCATAAAGTTGTGGGCGAGAAAGAATACTATGACATCTCTCCAGGCTTCCATCCGCTAACCAAGTCAGGTACGGGGATCATGTTCGTTCGTAAAGAAGCGTTTGCCGCCGTTGAGTACCCGTACTTCCGCTACCGCTACAACGAGCATGGCATGATGATTGGCACCGAAGATATTTACTTCTGCGACATGGCACGCGAAAAGGGAATCAAAATTTACGGCAACAGCGCCATCCGCGTTGGTCATATGCACCAAGTCAACCTGCTGACCATGGCTGACATGATCTACAACGGCCTTGGAATTGATGACGCGCAAAGACCTGTTGACAGCCGAAAGCCCAACGGCGTATCTTCTCCCGCAGAGATGGCAGCGAGTGTCCCTCCCGCATCTCAGGTGGAATGTCCTTCCACCGCATAAGGCCAAGGCATATCCTGCCAGGTCAGTAACGGCCAACAGTAAGTCCTACTGATGACTGAATACTAAACACTAAATTCAGGAGGTTACTACTTTGGCATACGCGCCTGCGGGAAATTTAACTACCACAGGGAGCATCGCCCATTATCCGACAGTCTTCGCGTACTGGACTGTCAGTTTTTCCGCCTGAACTGGGTACAATCGGCGAGGGCTTCATAAGTTGACAAAGAGGTTCCGGTTCTACAACTGTTGCGAACCGGACATGATCCCTCAAAGAAGCGGAAAGACGGCTCAGTGAAAATGGATAGCCAAAACTGCTGAGCTTAAACAACACAATATGCTGGAACAGCTTCAAAAGGTCACGACTACTAACGAGGTGAGAATGTCGGACACAGGGAGCCAATCAGCAGGAAAGAGCCAGTTGGACTGGCTAGCCGGTATCATAGATGGAGAGGGCAGCTTGATGTTGGCATTACATAGGAGAAAGGGCGTTAACCACGTTTCGCTTCGTCCTATGGCTACTATTGCTAACACCCACGAACCGACCATCAAACGATGCCACGCAATTCTTTTGGAGAATGACTTGAGCACTTGGATTTGTACCACAAGAGACAAGCGCGGCAAGTATCCACCGCAGTACGCTGTCTTTTGTTGTGGCTACAAACGAATGGTCAAGTTCTTAGACCTAATGGAATCGCGTTTGTTTACCAAGGCTGGACAAGCCCATATTCTTCGGGAATTTGTTAATTCTCGTGGTTTGGTTAGCGGACACCCCGGTAGCCCATATACTCCACGAGAAATGGAACTTGCCGAAGAAATTAAGCGAATGAACAATAGTCGCTACTGGTTTCGTTCCTCAGAGACTTTGCGTGTTGCAGCCGCCGCAGATTAGCGGTTGAAGATAAAGTCCAAGCCCCCGCGAAATCGGGGGACAACTTGGGTTTAGATACACACAGCTTAGCGCCAACGTCACCCCCGCCGCAGAAGGCGCGGTTGGCACATCGAACACACTGACATCTACTACGGTCAGTGGCACGGTGGCGGAATATCAGGACTTCATCACGGTATCGACGTTCCTTGTCGAAACCATCATTGATCCGGTTGTAACCAACGCGTCAGAGTTGCTTGGCTATTCGGCTGGACTTTCGGTGGACACCATCACTAGGGTGGCCATTGACGCAGCCACGTCAGCTATATTGAGTCCCGGCACGCTTGGCCCTGCGGCTTCGGTAAATGACCTGCGGCGTTGCAAGACCATCCTCGAGGCTTCCGACGTGCCACCCAAGGACGATGACTACTACTACTGTGTCCTGCACCCGTATATCCTGTACGACATCAAGAGCGACAATACGGCGGGAGGCTTCATTGACTTGATGAAGTTTGCCGATCCGTCAGTGTTCTTGAAGCCGGCCAACGAGTTTAACGGTGCGATTGGCGTGGTGGATAACATCAAGATTTGGGCATCCACCAACGTCAATACCACCGGCTCCGCTCCCAACGTGCTGTACTACGGCTACGTGTTCGGGCGCGGCGGGGTGGGTGCGGTGGACTTGATGGGGTCGGGGCCAACCAAGGTGGAAGATCCCACCATGCAGCAGTTTAAGATCAATGTCATACGCGGTGGGCCACAGATCGTTGACCCGTCGGGCATGATTGGGGCAGCAGTCAGTTACCGATACGTGTACTTGTCGGTGCTGCTCGATACCACAAACTATCGCTTCCGCATCTTCAAGGCGGACGCCTCCCTGGTATAAGGAGACACACGATGCCAAATAATTCCTTGTTTCCTTTGAGCCAAACCCTTGTGGCCCTTGCCACGCAGACCACTTCCGGCACCAGCTCGGCGCTGTCGATTCCGTACGCGCAGTGCTATCGGCTGATTGTGGAAACTTCCACCGTTTCGGGAACCTCTCCGACCTTGCAAGTCATCATGGCCACGTCAACTGACAGCACCGTGTATACGGAAATCCTGTCACTGACGCAGATCACCACCACTGGATTGGGGCGGCAGGCTTTGTTCACGCCTTATCTCAGCGCGGGTGTGGCCACGACCGACGCATCGGTTGGATTACTCGGAACGACAGACATGGCAAGCGGCTCGGTAGTCGTCAACGGTCCCATCAATCCCCAATACATCAAGTTCCGTTGGGTGTTGGGTGGAACCTCGCCTTCGTTTGCATTCACGATCAAGTTGATCTCGGATGCCTTTGGAGGCATTTCAGGCGTCTAATGCTGACTCTGGACACAGAGAAGCAGGTCAAGTGGCGCAAGGAAGCGGGGAGAGAAAACTCCGTCGCCTTGCGCCATAAGGCGCTGCTCGATGACATTCGCAGCAACACCATCTCCGTAGCCGATGACAACGGGAATGACGTGTCTAGTCTCGAGGCAAGGATGGGCAGGCCAATGGCGTCGAATGAGTTTATGCGCCGTCTGCATCTCATCAACCAGAATCTGATCTTCGAGCGCAGCGTCAAGTATCCCAATCTGTTTGGCATCTACATCAACCAACAAGAGAGAAACGCGGCTCACGCATGGGTGACGAAGAAGGTTCATGTGTGCGGCATGGAAGCGGGCATCATGCCTGAGTTTTCCGTCTTGCATAAGCAGACCAAGGAAGTGCCTAATCCAGATGCCTTTGGCAATACCGAACCAACTAGGGACCACAACTGGAATACGGTGGATACGTTCTCGGGTGAAACGCGCGGCTGGCGCACCATCCTCATTCGGCTGATGCGTGCTAGTCTGATTACGCGACTCGATGTGGAAAAGTATTTCTCTTGGACGCCCTCAGTAGAGAGCGCCAACTGGTATGAGAAAACTCGCTAAGGAGAAATCGCATGGCATGGAACAAGCAGGATGGCGAACAGCCGATGCTCTCAATTACAGCCGAACAGTTGCAAGAGATGATGAGGGCAATTCTGGTGGAGTCGAAGAAGCCGACACTACTCGAACAACGCGAGATCGACAAGGCCACGGCAGAGGATCACAGGCGCGACCAGATGATGATCCAGATGGCCAAAATCGAAGAGGAAGCACAGCGTAAGAAGAAATTCGGTTGCTCGCACATGCGCTATGTCGCCGGCACACGCAACGGTGGACACGCAGCTCCCAAGGGTGCCTTCAACGCGGAATGGGCTACCTCGGGCCAAGGCTTGCAAGATGGCACCGCAGTATGGGTATGCCAGCGTTGCAGCACGGCGATCCGCTTTAAGCCGGACAGCAATCAGTACAACGAAATCTTGCAGAACGGAATGCTTGGCTACGCGCCACCGCCAGAAGAACAGGTTGTGTTGGAAGTAATGGCGTAACCGATGCCAGTACTGCCGGGGAACAGTACTCCCACTTACTCGCCAAACGACGCCATCAGACTGGCTCAATCGTTTGGACATGGCATACCTCTGTCTATTCCCCAGGCTAATCTCTGCGACATGGTTAGCAGCATCATCTGGACCTATTACCCGTGGGGATGGTCGCTCGCTAACCTTACGGCAATTCCTCTGTCGCAGGGTGTGCAGGACTACACTCCAGATCCTGCGGATAAGATTCTACGCCCGGTGGAGATGGCCATCTTCCGCACGGATACCACACCCATCCAAAGCCGTGAGTTGGATCTGCTCGACAACCTATCGGTGGAACTTAGTGTGCAGGGTGGCGTAGATAGTATCCAGGCGGTGCAATGGAAATCTGGTTTTGGCATCTTCCGATTAGACAAGGCTGCCAATATTGGAACTGGAGTTACGTTGGAACTTCGTGGCGAAATCCAAGTTCCGCCAACCAAGATCACCGACCAGAACATGCAAATCCCTTTTCCCTTTCCCGATTACTACTACCCTGCATTCATTGAGGGGTTGCGATGGAAGGTGTACGACATCAACGACGATCCTCGAGCAGGCACGGCAGTGTATGACAAGCCTGCCAGAAGGGTCCGCTATACCGGACAAGCCGGGGTGTTCTTCGACATGCTTGCATACATGGCGAGCATCGAGGATTTGTCGTCTGGCGATGAGTCACAGTTCCCATCAACTCCCATGGGCGCCGGTACGCCATACAACGCTGGAGGATGGTTGTTCCCATAATGGTCACCATAGAGAACACTGTCCCGTTTCAAGATCCCCAAGGGAACTTTGTTTCCAATGGATACCTGACGCTGATTCTTAGCGCCGCAGCTAAGATTTCCGGTGGCGGAGGACAGGTAGCGCCATCAGTTGTATCAATCTTGCTTGATGATTCTGGCCAAATACCTGCTTCGACAATGCTTTGGGCGAACGATGAACTTCTGCCATCGGGCACAACCTATCTTGCCCAACTTTATAACTCCACTGATTCGGTTCTTGCCACGCTTGGCGAGTGGTCTATTACTGGTGCAAGCCCGATTGACCTTAGCCAGATCACGCCTACTTAGGAGAAAAGATGAGAAAGATTCTCTACCTGCTTGGCCTGATGCTGATGCCAAGTCTGGTATACGCCCAAGGATTTCACGTTCAAGATATCGTTCTTCTAAATCAAGGTGGCTATGCCAAACCTGCGCCGGGAACGATTACGGTTTGCACATCCACGGCGACAATCAATCCATCCACCAAGGTGTGCGCTCCGACCGTCACCATATATTCAAACATTACTCTAGCTACGGTAAAGGCGAATCCATTCAAGGCTGACGCCAATGGTAACTTCGACTTCTATGTTCCGTCTGGAACCTATCTTTATACGGTCACAGGAGTAAGTGGCGCGGCACAAAGTCATATCATTACAGCTCCGTGCACGATTGATTCAGCGATTACGACTTGCGTTCCAGGACACCCAGGTGCCAGCCCTGGCAGCCCAAATCTTTCCGTGCAGTACAACAATGGAGGAAACTTTGGTGGTGGACCACCAGTAGGGCAGGTATATCTCAAAGCCTCCACGGTGGCATATTCAGCTACTCCAGATTTTGTGATGACTGGAAATGATCTATTTGAGATCACACTAACTGGAAACGTGACTGCCCCAACGCTTACAAACACTCCTCTCAATGGCTACATTGAAAACTTCAACATAATCCAAGATTCTGTCGGGAAGCATACTTTTACGTGGCCGGCTGCAATGCTGACTCCTCCGGCGATCAACACGGCCAGGGGTACGAATTCTTACTGCTCTTTCGTTTATAACGGAACGAACTTCATTGGCGGATGCAAAGATACATCGTCAGAACGATCTGGTGCTATACGCTATGCCGCCCCTTGGGGAAAAGACACAAATGATGGTTTGACCGCCGCAACCGCTTTCCTCACAGTTTCCCATGCGCTTTGTAGCTTGCCAAATGGGGGATGTAACCTTGCCGGAGGTGGTGGATTCCCTGCTGGAAATTATGAAGGATCTGGAACTGTGGAAGTATTCAGCGGAGCGCAAGCTAATTCAGTTTCTTGCGCCGGCGTATGGCTACTCGACCTACACGATCCCAACTACATCAACAACACCGTTCCAGCTGGTTGGACAATCTTCGAGAGCGACGCGAATGTCAATGGGATATCTGGCACGACGATCATTGGAATTGGCAATGATGTACTGAGTAGCAATGCCCAAGAAAACGCTACCGCACTTCATGGCGGATGTGGGGCTGACACCAACCATCCCTTATTCTGGTTTGCGGGAGGCAATGGGTATACCGTTAAAAATATTGTAGCAGCCGATTCCATAGGCCAATTTATTAAGGTGGGTGTCTATTCGGACGGCAGTACCACCTATATGGGTCATAACGTATCAGTTGCTGACTTGCACTTTGATAACCTGCAATGGACCCTGCACCAAACTGGTTCCAATGGACCGGGAATTTTTCTTGGTGATGGCATCTTTAACGACTTCTTTACCAACACAGTTGGCAGCGGAGATCCAACATCCACCAATATAAGCAAACAAGCCTGCCTTCTTATCTCTCCTGTTTTACAGCCTAGTGGGCTTAATCAATTCGACAATGGAGTGTGTAATGGTGGTGGGTACGTCATAGGAGCCAATACCGGGGTCGCAAACTTCCACCAAATTCTTACCGAGAGTCAGAATAGTTCACCGACTCCCACAGCAGCAATTCACCTTCTTGCTTGTGGTCTTGGATGTTTCCTACGGGCGGATGACATTTATGTTGCGGACAACGCCGGTGTGGTTCCGGCAGTATGGAATGAGGGAACTGCTTCGGGCCTAGTTCGCACCAGCAGTTTACTTGGCGGCGGGTGTGACATGAAGGGGCCGATGATTTACGAAGTTAATTATCCCGGCCAACAAAACTGCACCTATAACGATCCTTCACTTGATAATGAATACGGAGCAGGGTTTAACAATTCATCCGGTATTGGCTACACCGGGTCATTTCAGTCCTTAGTGTCTCAGTACAGCGCCAGAATCGGAGATCAGCTTGATTTTCTGAACATATTCACGAATAAGCACAACTACTTTTCACCAATTCCATTTACTTCGGTACTTCACTCTACGTTCCTTCCCGAGTCAAGCGGCGCTATCTGCCTAACGACTTCTTGCGACACTACGCAGGTATCCGATTTCTTTGACCGGGCGAATGGAACTGTCGGATCAAATTACACAGCCATGCCGGGACTAACTTTACCAAACATTACCAGCGACCTCGTGCAAGGTTCTGGTGTAACCGATTATCAAGCCTATTATTCAGGTCAGCCATGGCCCTCTGGTACAAGTCAAACTGTGGAGATAACCGTAGGCACGGGGCAAACATCATGTTCGTCCACAGCTAACTACTATAACATAATTGGCATCTTCAAACAGGCAGCAGCCGACTCGGAATATGCTTTATTGTGTTTTAACAACACATTCTTACTTAACAAAGTAGTTGCAGGATCGAGTAACTTTCTCTCAAGCATAGCTGGAGATTTGTCGGCGGGAGATAAGTTACTTTTGAACGGAGTCGTGTCCGGCGGGAGCACAATTCTAACGTGGTGGAAGTTTGCATCCTTAACGCAAACCTGGACACAAATTGATACCAAAACTGACAGTTCCACTCCATTTCAGAATGGTTATCCGGTATTTGGCCTAAAAGGTACGACCGACTACATCTCCAACTTCTCTGCGTGGGCAACGGGAGCGCCGCTGCAAGTATCTGGCATTACCGTAACTCCAGGTGGAACGATTACCGGAACCACGTCTTACGTGGAACTGAACGTCTTCGACTTCGCCACAGATATAACCGTTGGAGATGGGGCTTATT